CTTAGCATACTCGTTAAGTAGAAAGGGCGAATGTTAATACCGTGGTAGTAATCTGCGCCACAACTTTCCCTGAAAGGACCATACCCACACTTGTTCTCGTTTATAAGAAACCCGCAATGAGTAAGTAAGGTTTTAACTTCATCTTCCCGATCAGTTGGGCAGATGATGTCGTCACCATAAGCTGTGACCCCATCCACACCGGAGCCGCAAGCGGACCGGGTGAGAGCATAAAAGATGAGCGTTTCTAAGGGGAAAGTATAACCGTTCCCCATTGAGCAGAACATCTCCAAGTGCCTGGGTTCACCGTCTTTGTAGACGGCTGTGCTACACCCCGCAAAGTAAAGAAACTGATACCAGTCCTCCGGAAGGAGAAACCTGACCAGTTCGCGGGAGATTGTAGCCGAAGCAGATTTCAGGTCTAGAGTCATTAAGTGGCCATTAATACTGCCACTCCGCGCCAAGGATTGATTCTTACTTTGGTCGCGTATATCAAGACCCACTACCAGGAGCAACCGAGACTGGATCCACTTGCCGATGCCTTTTTGTAGCATGGTATTCAGCGTGGGCTGTATTTCTATCATCCTGTCTTTGGTAGCATCCTTCGGAACCGTGCGTAGCGAACTTGGTGACAAAGTCAAGTCCACATGACTGTACAAACACCCATCTTCATCCAGCGACCAATCTTCACTGTGCTCGTTGAGCCAGTGTGGGATTGAGCGTAGGAATGAAGGAAGCCAGGGTGAATGTGCTAGCTCGGTGCTACACGTTGGCGTATCCGCGAGTTTGATCTGCGGACATGCACTTTCTTTTTTTACCGTGGTCGTGGCACCAGGGCCAAAACCGATACGCAAATCACTAACTTGGGGCACCGGTCCAAGAACTGTACGGATAAGCTTCCTTGCCGCATACAACTGCGAGTAGGAAGTGGGTGAGAACCCATCCGGTATGTCCTTTTTGGTCCGAAACCTTCGATTTGTGTCTGCGCATACGGCCTCAGCCTCTACAAACGTCTCGTACGCCACCCTCTCGCGACTTTCCGGAGTATAACCCGGGAGGCCTGGGAACTTCTTGTACAGGGCTTGAATCTGCCTGCACGCGATGAGTTGGTTAACATCCCAACTGATGTCGTAATCGAAACTGTAGTTGATCAGGTCAGAAAACCTGCCTAAGCGAGCAAGCTCGAATAGGTACTGACCGACCCCTCCGCCCCGTAGGGCCAGGACTGATGTAAGTCCAGCGATGAATGGAAGACTATCATCGACTGACCACTCCTGTGTCCAACTCGTGTATTTTTCCACACTGGTACCTTTTAAGGGAGAATTGGAACTACCTTTTCTTGTTAGCTATCCTTCGGACTTAGAAGCCCGGATACTTGTCGTAAAGCATGACAAGCAGCCAAAGAAGGAAGAGCCCGTGTATCACCAGCACTCTCACGAGGCGGTGATACCTGCATCCATGAGTTCGCTCGCCGGACCTGCTGTTGCGGCGGCCACTGAAGTCGAAATGTTGTTGGAGATGTTAACCAACAGCATCCGAGCCAGTCGCCGATTCGCGATGGCGGAGCGATCATGGAAGTAGGAAACCAGGGAGACCTGGTCCACAAAGGCAACTTTCGGAGCAGCAGTGTATCCGGCGGCATTACTGCCGGACACAGCCTCCATCACCGGAACTTCAACCCGGATCTCGCAACGGTTCATCCCGCCCTTGAGCTTCTTGTTGAACGTCTTCACGCTGCAGTTGGCAGCAATGGGGACGCTCGCCAGATTCTCACGCCAGTAGGCCTGGTCCCCGAGAAGGGGATCAGATTTTGTGCCAATCGGCGTAAAGGTATGGGAGACAGGTACACCTGCCCCGTCGAACGCTACAATGTTCGCTTGTGAGCTCATAGCTAGCTTTTTTGCCTATTAAAAGATTAGAAAGGAGAGTTAACCAAACTCAACGGAACGCTTGACGAGCCCCACCATGAAGCAGGGCTAAAGCGTTTTCAAGGTGTGTGATGCTTAGGGCTTTTTCAATGGCCTTCAGCGACGGAAGAGGAACAGATATTGGCTGGTTAGGCCTCCTCTCCAGTTTCACCTTGCGATCTTCAACAGTCTTGTACCCGGTGAAGGAGATGACGGGGTTATTCAACCCGCCGCTACAACACCAAGAGTCGTGAGGCCACTCTCGTGCCCACGCATTGTGTTGAGTACATGGTGAAGAGGACTTACTACCCTCAGACACCCACAATGTAGACTGGTGAACCCGGACGTCAAACCCAGAGAAGAATGTCAACTCCTCAATATACTGACCGATTGGTATAAACCAGTCAATAATAAAGCTATAAGGAATTAACTCATAGGCTAGCGAAGCAGGGTTGGTTAGGCCCAAACTTCGTGACGTTGTTAGTCTTTCTACATACTCAACCCTCAGTTCCCGGCATACACGCTTACGCGTCCAGTACGAGTATGAGGCCCCAGCAACGGGGTCGTTTAGTGTGGTTTTCTCCACAGGTCCACGAATACGTGTTTTGATGATGCGAGAGTCCTTGGTTTTCTCTTCCAGGTACTTCGCAGCCTCGTACACGTCATTGAGTAAGGGCTCATAGGCGTACCTGTAGGAGAGCAGTGTTCCGCTCAACTCAGATCCGTCAAGAGCCGCCGGCTTCCTCCACCTAAA